CCATATTTAGCATAGACTTCTCTTTCAATGCGAATATAATCTTCATCATCAATCTCAAATCCTTCATTAAGACCTAAAACTTTGTCATCAGAATAAATTGCAAGCTCAAAAAGAGGCAAAAATTCAGACCATTCTGGCATTCTATGAAATTTGAAAAAGAAAAGTGTTATAACCAAGTCAAAACAGATGATTATATGTAAAATGCAATTATCTATTGTTGTATTGTTTTGTCCACTTGAATTAGATTTATCTTGAAGGACGATGTCCCCATTGGAAAGAACCCTGACTGGATTAAGTGTCCATTTAGTAACATGTTCCTGTATTTTAATGAAAAAATCATGCATATCAGCATCTTTTGGTAGTATTAAAAACTCATTTCTAAGTTCATAAACATCCTGTAGAATTGCAGATTTATCATAACCACTGTTATCTGAAAGGCCCAATCTAATGCACTTTTCAAATAAAGTTACTAATTCATTAAAACCACCATATTGTTTAACCATACCATATTTAACTTTACCAGAACGCCAATTCTTTGAAAAATTTTTGTTTTGGTTATCATAAAGCAGTTTTTGTTTTAACAAAAATGTCTTGTCAACGCAATCAACTAATCTAACCTTATTACGGGATAAATCATCAAGTATTGATAAGAACTCATCTTTGTGATTAACTAACTGAAGAGGTATTAAGTTGCATCTAGGTGCATATTTCTTAAATGGCTCACTATTTAGGTAAGCACTAGTTTTAGGATATCCTGTCTTCTTTCCTATTATACCAGCCGAAGATGCACTGTTAAATTGTAGGGCTTCACCAGGCATAGTTACAGGGGCACTTAAATAAGGTGCTAAGTAAATACGCGCAAATTTCTTTGCCAATTTATAGTTTTCATCTTTATCTGTTGGATAGATGTATGGAGTATCATTTTTCTTGACTGCAGCCTCAACATGTTCAACAAGTGGTCTTACCTCTCGGTAAGTTGCCCCCTGTAGGATTGTTTCAGCCTCATCAGGAAATTTTTCTTTAAAATTATTAAAATAATTGTCGTCTAAATCGTGAAAATTTTTCCCATGTTTGTCATATTTTTGAGTCAGATTAACATTCCCAATCAATGACATATGGTCATAACCTGGGCCCTTGGGAGGTTCGATTTTATATTCATCTACACCAAACCCAGGTTGACCTAGGAGTCATAAAGTTTCAATAAAGGACCTAATAGCAGGTCCAAAGGCAACAAATTGATTGTAAACACCATCACTGTGGGTTCCTCTATGGATACCAAGGATAACTCCATTATAAATAACAGCTTTACCACAGTCTCCATTAGTTGAGTTAGCAGCATAGTTCGTGTTTCCAGAAATAGGATTTGGTTCTTCGATTTGCTGGGTAGTACTCCTGAACCATTCTCCATTACGGAGAACGTCTAAATAGGCACCAGTATAATCTTGACCATTTTTAAATGAAACGGATAAATCCCACACTTTCGAACCTACTTTTGACGGTAAGTTAGTATCAACTTTGATAACGGCAATGTCAATGTGTGCTTCAGCTCTAATACTTAATTGAGCGAATGGCAATTCAGTGGCATGCGAGTCTTGTAGTCTCATAGCCCCACGAATAAATCGTGGTTTGTG